GTCTGCGATCACCCCCGAGCTTTTGGGCCGGAGGGACCCGCGAGATCCGTTGCGGCGCAGGGGATCTCGGACCTCACCCATGTGCGCGCATAACGCTTGCGTGATGTGCTGTCACTTGGCCGATGCCACCGCCTTCTCGAGGCTGGTGCGGAGGTAGTTACCGAAGCGACGCTCAGCAACCTTGGTGCCGATCTCGGTGATGGGGAAAATCGGGCGATAGGTGGCGGCTGACACGGCAACGAACAGGGGCTTGAGCTTTCCGCGTGCCATGCGCTGGTAGACGCCAGGAGGCCGCCCTGTGCCCGCTGGGGTGCCCACAAACACGCCGCCGCGCCCTTGACCCCCGATCTGCTGCTGAATGCGCTTCAAGGCGCTCAGAGAGACGTTCCCCGCAGCGTTGCGCTTGATCGCGGCAGGGATGAGCTTGCTGTCGCTCGGGATGGCGCTGCTGGCCTGCCCCAGGAACTTGGCTTCGAATGGTTTGGTGCCACGTCTGCCGCCCGTGATGTTGGCGCGCAGGTAGGGCTCACGCTTGGCTTCAGGGAACAGGGTGACCACAAGGCTGCGCTTGGTGCTCTTGTCTACCCGCCATGCGTTCTGGATGAACGGGGTGGGGTTGTCGAAGTATTGGCGTGAGGCGCCCTTGAGCGCATCCTTGGCGTCAAAGCCCACCTTGTTCAGCGCCTGGCTGATGGCGAAGGGCAGCTGCTTGGTCATGGTGTCGGTCCACCGGATGGCCTTGGGCAGCTCTGACTGGATGTCGAGGGTGAGGGTTGCCATGGATTCACCGTAGGCGTGTGAGACGAATGTGAGGTGATGTGCTTCGCATAACCAAGAGTCCACCGTCAACCCGATGGACGTGGTGCTTTGTGTAGGTCGTTTTGGAGTAGCGGGTGATGTAGGCGCGGATCACAGGCTCCGTTCTTCCGGTGGCGTCAACGCCATCTGTCATGGGGACCAGGAACGAACCGCCGGGCTCCAAGTCACGCAGGGGCCAGTCCGGCTTCGGGTAGGTCTTGCGCCCGATCCAAACAGTCTGCCCCTCGACTTCGTGAAACGCGCCCATCCGTAGCCTCATTGCAATACAGCAACACCATAGGCCGCCTGCCAACCTTTCCAACCTCCCCCTAGCTGGCCTTAGGGGGGATTTCCCTGCACCCTCCCCCCCTTCTACTAAAGTATTCCCTTAGTTAGTAGGTTAGTATAGTTAGTAAAAGGGCTGCAGGGCAGGGGTTCTCGGCCTTCCAACCTCATCCAGCAGGTTGGACAAACACCCATTTGTTCCTACCTTCCAACCATGCGCGCTTCTTTTCGTATCCCAGCCCTCGCAAGATGGACGCGACCTGCATCTGATCGGCACGCCCCTGGCGTTCCACCGGCTTGCCAATCGCCTCGGTCAGCAGCAGCTCGCTGGTGATGGGTCGCAGGGTCCTGCGATGGTTGCTGAGCCACTCCTCGATGGCCGATTGCCATGGGCTATCCACGAGGTAGGTCTGGTTCTCCTGGTCCACCTGATCGGCATGGTCGCGGGTGAGGTGGTTGGGCGCGCCTGCGCGGTAAGCGGCAACCGCTGCGCTCCAGATGGCATCACGCTCCAGCAGCAGGCCATCGACGGGGATGTGCGGGGCAGCGGTGACGGGGATCACCCAGAAGCGCCGGTTACCCGTGTCATCGACTAGGAAGCCAGTGTCGCGGTTGGTGGAGCCCACGATGATCGAGCGCCGCGGGTAGGACTCGGTGGCGCGCTGATAGGGGGCGCGGAATAGGTCGGTCTGCTGGGTTAGGAATGCCTTGATCTGGCCAGCGTGCTTGCGGCCGGTGATGTGATCCAGCTCGGCCCACTCCATGAGCCATGAGCGGTGGAGCACCATCAGGTCGTCCTTGCTGCCGATGTCGCGCAGGGCATCGCTGAACCACAGGCCGCCAAGGTTTCGCCAAAAGGTGGACTTACCGCAGCCCTGGGGGCCCATGAGCACGCAGGCTGAGTCGTGTTTACAGCCGGGCTCAAAGATGCGTCGTACAGCGGCCACGAGTGTGGCCTTAAGCATGGCGTCGTAGAGGCTGCCGGGCTTGTCTGTGGGGCGCAGATAGGCTGTGGCGAGGTGATCGATCGGCACGGGTGAGACGTGATCGGCGACGTGCTCGAGGTATTCGCGGACTGGATCGTGGGGATTCTCAAGTGCGACGACGTGGACGGCATCAGCTGCGAGGTCTTTGGTGACCTTGACGCCCTGCTGTGAAAGCTGGAGGTAGAAATGCTCGATGTGCTCGATGGGCTTCTGGTCCAGCTCGATCGCCTTGGTGAAGATGTTCCAGCGGATGCGTTCACCGAGCTGCTGGCGGAGCAGCTGGAGCAGCTCATTGGACTCGAGCTTCAGCAGCTTGTCGGGCTTGGCCATAGGCTTGTCCTGTCCCAGTGGGTGGGATGACTGAGGCCGCTCGGACCTGGAGGCTGGGCGGCTCTTTTCATGGCCGGCCATATGGGCGAGGGTGCCAAGGCTGACGCCACCGGCTGAGGCGTTGAAGGTGCGCCACTTGGCCTCGCAGACGCCCGGCTCGAACTTGCCGGACATGGCAGACCACTGGATCCAGTCCTGGAGGAGGCTGTCATCACCGACGCTGTGAAGCGCCATGCCGACCTTCACCCAGGTGTCGTAGTCGTCAGACTCTGCAGCGGGGATGCGCTCGAGGAACTCACGGGCGCGGCTGGTGTCGGTTTCGGGGAGGCGGAGCAGCGGTGCCGGATCGGGCTGGTGGCGCTGCATCTGCTGCAGCAGGGTTGACGGCGCCTCTGCAATGGGCAGATCTGCAGGTGAGCGGCCCTTGATCCAGCGGTAGGCGCCGGTGATGGGGTGAGCGCCAGCGACGACGGACTGGCAGCCAGCCCAGCGAAGCTCGAGCTGCTCGCCTTTGATCGAGGATCGGAGCTTGGTGGTCTTGATGGTGGCCCAGAAGGGCTCTGGGACGCTGTAGATGATCTGGAGGCGGCCATCACGGCCGGATGTGACGGCCCAAGATTTGGGGAGATCGCGCAAGGGTGCGCCGATCTGCTCGAGCACCTCTGAGGCGCCGAGGCCATCGTGATCGACAAAGAGAAGCCCGCCGGATTGCGGGCCTGCGATCACACCGATTGCAACGGCGCGGCCTGCGGTGATCTCAGCGGTGAGATCGACGCGGGAGATGGCGTTTTTCTGCCACTCGGGCTGATAGGGGCGCTTGTCGTTGCCTACAGCTACCAGTGCCCAGTTATCAGGGAGTTGAGAGAGCTGCTGGAGAAGATCGGCTACCACATGGAGGGGTGAGAGGCTAACAGAGTTTGGCGGATAGGTTGGCAGGTTGCCAGTTATCTCACCAAATCGTTTGCGTCTTGGATTGAGCGGGCAATGCCTGCGATGCCACCTGCGGCCGATACAGTGCGCTGCCATGCGTGCTGCTCTGGCCGCACATGGCCCCGTTCAGTTTTCACTTCTATAGAGGTGAAGACGGCGATGCGTTGGCCCACCATCTCTGGGGTGACGGTGATCGTGCGCCAGCCGATCAGGTCGGCGGAGCCTCGGGCAAGGCCGAACTGCACGGGCCGGCCGGTGCGTGGGTCGGGCAGCTGGCCCACTTGATTGCGGAAGAGGCGAAGATCGGAGCGGGTGCCGAGTGCGAGGCGGATGCGTTGCTGTAGATCCGTCTCAGCGTTGGCCACGTGCCTGATGGATCCGATACGCCCAGCCGGGACTGTAACCGCGTTCCTTTGCTAGGGCGAGGAGTTCGGACAGGGTGCGGGCTGCTTGGCGTTGACGTTTGGCCCTGTCGCGTTCTGCGATGCGTTGCTGGACTGATTCGCGCTTCAGTTCTTTCAGTTCGCCCATGAGTTGGCGGATCGCGCGTGATTTCACCGGCGCACACTGCGCACCACAAACCGGGCAGATCGGTGCTGGCTTAAACGCTGCGTAGCACTCGGGGCATGTGCGGACTGATGGCGCTGGTGTGCCGCGGCCACCGCGCACGATGCCTTCAGCTAGCGACCACTCCCGCGGATCATCGGGAAAGCCATGGCGGGTGACATTGCCAACGTGATCAAGAATCAGGGCTGCATCCTTGCCGGGCGCCGGGCGCAGCACGCGGCCTACCTGCTGCAGGTAAAGCCCGAGTGATTGGGTTGGACGCAGCAGGATTGCGCAGCTGGCGGCTGGCACATCGAAGCCCTCGCTGACCACGTCCACCGTCACGAGCACGCGCAAGATGCCGGCGGCAAAATCAGCCACCACCTGATCGCGGTCACCAGTCCCACCCAACAGCAGGGCTGCGCTGATCCCAGCCGTCTTAAATGCGTCGCACACTGAGACGGCATGGGTGACATTGCAGCAGAACGCGATGGCCTGCTGTCCAGCGGCCAGGCGCTGATAGTGCGCGATGGCATCACCGGTGACTGTTGGCCGATCCATAGCAGCTGCTGCCTGATCGTTGGCGTAGTCACCAGCGCGGCGCCTCACCCCCGACAGATCAGCCACCACTGGCGGCGCGTAGATGCGGGCCGGGGATAGGAATTTCCAGAACACCAGATCAGCAACGCTGGGGCCCTTCACCAGATGATCAAATGCCTCGCTGAGGCCGCGGCCATCGAGCCGGCATGGCGTGGCGGTGACGCCAAGCCGATAAGCATCAGGCCAGTGCTCGAGGATCTGGCGCCAGCTGCCAGCTGCTGCGTGGTGGGCCTCATCGATGATCACCAGCGTTGGCGCCCAGTCCATGCGCGACAGCCGGCGCACGAGCGTTTGCACCGATGCGATCTGCACCGCGTGATCGGATGCGGGATGGCCCGCGGCAATGATGCCGTGGTCGAGGCCAGCCCATTGCAGCTTGCTGGCGGTCTGATGGATCAGCTCACGGCGATGCACAAGGATCAGCACATGCCGCCCGCGTGCTGCAGCTTGTGCGGCGATGGTGGCCAGGATCACGGTTTTGCCGCCACCTGTAGGCAGGCATAGCAGCGGTGCCCTGGCGCCCTGCTGCATGGCGGAGCGCAGATCACTGATTGCTTGTTGCTGGTAATCCCGCAGATTCACAGCGGCAACTCCAACTGCGTGCCATCTGCGGGAGCACCATGCATGGCGATTTGAGCCATGGTTACAGCGCGGCGTTGCTGGTCGTATGCAGGTCGTGCATACCCGAGTTGATAGAGGTGCAGATCGTTCTGCAGCAATGCCACGGCTACTGCACGCCACGATGGCGCCCGGCCTGACGCTGCAACCTTCACTGGCACTTCATCGGGGATCTCGTGCGAATAACAGCGGGCTTTCCACGTCTGCACGTATTCCGAGACTCTCGCGGTAGCGCATCTCCCAGGCGCGAATGGCTCGATCCGCTTGTCGGTTCGCCAATGTCCGTTGCTCATCAGTCAGAAGTCCCCATGCTTGGCGGGTAATGTCCTCAGGGCATCGCAACGCAAGGGCGCAGGCAGCGTGGCCGATCCATGCTTTGCGGTTGAGGTTGTAGTCGGTTAGTGCATTGATGCAGCTGTTGGGCCATTCCACGGTGACCCGCTGCATGTAGCGCCCGTAGAGCCGGTGATTGCCGGTGAAGATCTGTGCGCGATACAGGGCAATGCGTCGATTTGGCACATCGCCCCACATGTTGAAGTGGATCTCCTCCCAGGCGTCAATGGGCAACCAGATCCTCTTGAGCTTCACGTTCGAGATCCTCCGTGATGTTGTCGATCTGATCCACGTCCCATGCCTTGCTGAAATCTTTGCCAAGGAACAGCGACGCCAACCCGGTGACTTGCTTAAGGCGCAACAGCTCATCAGGGCTCATGCCGATGTGCTTGCAGATCCATGCGTCGCCTTTACCCATTTCGATCAGCTCGGCAACGATCACGCTCATCAGTTCGATGTTGTGCGAACCACGGGCGCGGTTGTGACGGATGGTGGAAGCCATCCGGTCGTGTAGCTCCTTGCGCAGCACAACCACCGGCAGTCTGCCGCCTTCGCGTTCGCGGATACGCTGGCTGTTCTTCAGGGTTAGATAACGGTGGAAACCGTCAACGACCACATATAGGTCGCGTTCGGCATCATGCACGACAACGACAGGCTGTGTGTAGCCATCTTCCCAAATTGATGTTTCGAGTAGTGCCATTTCAGGCGGCGCCACAGAATTGGGGTTGTAATCGTTGGCGGTAACTTTCTCGATAGGAATACTGCGGACAGAGTAGACCGGGGATCGCCAAGGGTAAGAGTCGTTCGCGTCATGGAGTTCATCGCCTTTGAGGGGTGGGTTAAATACACAGATCAGCGTGGTGGGCTCCAGAGCTTCAAACGTGTGAGCATCGTGCTTGTCGAGCACATAGGTCACATCAGGCGCGATGGCGTGGATCTCTTGGGTTGCCTCGTTGATCAGCAGACCTTTGCCGCTGACGCAGTAGCACGTTTCAAGGTGGTGCTGATAGTGCCAGCGGTGCGGCTTGCCAGGATGCACGATGGTTTTTGTCATGCTGTATCCCATGCCGTCGTCTTCCGTGAGCAAGCGATGGCTGGTGAAACCACCGCGTGGGCATTGCACAACGCGGTCGGAGGGGAGTTGGGCGGCGTTGAGGATCTTCATTTGGCTGAGCGGTTAAGGACTTGGCTGTACTTGCGTTGGATTGACTTTTGGCGGCGCTGCTGCTCTTGCGTTGGCGCCAAACCCAAGTATTTGCAGGTGTGGTCGTTCTTTAGAACCGTGATGGCGAAGCGCTTCCACGATGTGACCATGCTGTTGTGGCACGGGAGATCATCGAGATGATCAGGTGGCACCTTGATCACGACACGGCGGAGGTTGTTGCCACCGTGGCGAGTGGTGCCATTGATGTAGAAGCGGATGCCGATACGGCCAAGAGCTTCAATGATGGCCTCAGGAAGACCGCGCCCCACCCTGCCCCAGTAGCGGATTGATTGGATGAAGCGCTGCTTAAAATTTGCGCTCGATTGATCCGGCAATGTGGCCAGCAGGAACTTCACAAAGGATTTCCAAGTGTGGCCGGGCGGCAGCCTGAAGGATTTGTAATCAAGCTGCTTACCATAGGTGGCCATAAAGTTGGCACCGCCAACCCTGGCGCAAAGCCTCGCCCAGATCTGCGGGTCGATTACCCGATACATGGCGAGGCTGGATTTGGACTCTGACATAAACGGCGAGGCAACCCGCATCTTTTTGATGGGGATACCAGCCATGTAGAACACGTCATAGAGTTTGTTGTAATCCCATCCAAACTTGGCGTTAGCCGTCCAGATGTCCTCCGTGCGCCAGTCGTAGATCGGATAGCAGTTGTAGGTATGCGCCGTGTTTTTTTTGGTCCACATGCGGCCAAGCATGGTTTCCTTGTCCTGATTCAGGATGGCCCGGAAACGGTTGAGCGATTCAACGGTGCGAATGCCGATTAGGTTGGCGCAGGGCTCACCTTGGCTGTACCACTCCGCGAACATATCCCAAAAGGTGGCGTAGTCCATGTTTTCAATGAACAGATCGCCAAAGGGGTGGTTCTGCAGGTTCACGATGTAATCCTGCTGCGGCATGGGCCGGATCCAGCGGTGCCGGTCCTGTTCACCCCAGCACTGCCAATCAATCTCGTAGGAGCTGACGGTGCAGGGCAGCGTGATAGGCAGGCAGCACCAATAGATGTCGAGGATGTCCCGATTGACTTCGAGGATCCGGTGCATGAACTCCTCGCTGTGGTTGTAGTTGGCTTCGTTGTCCATGATCTGGACGCCGACTTTGACCGGTAGCTGCCGCTCTCGTATGTAGTCGCAAACGAGATTCAGGAGAACGCCGCTGTCCTTGCCACCAGAGAAGGAGACGTAGACGCGGGTGAAGTGGGCAAAGATGAAATCCAGCCGCTCTATGGCGGCGTCGTACACGGATTGTTCGAGGTAGTGGCGCATGGGCTTTGCCGTGGCCAGCCGAACCTAGCAGCATCTAGGCGCAAGTGCTAGTATCTGGTGGCAACTCGCAGGAGATCATGCAAAACGCCGACTACCACCGACACTATGCGGTCAGCAAGTCCGGCCTTGATCAGATCGCCAAAAGCCCTCTGCACTACTGGGCTCGCTATCTAGATCCGAACCGCGTCTGGCCTGAGCCAACGCCTGCCATGCGTCTTGGTACGGCACTGCACACCCATGTGCTTGAGCTGGACCAATGGGACAATCAGATTGCTGTGGCGCCTGGCGATATCAACCGCCGCACCAAGGAAGGCAAGGAGCAATGGGCAGCTTTTGAGGCTGCTGCCAAGCGCAAAACCGTGATTACAGCCGACGAGGCAGAAACGGTGATGGCGATGGGCCGCAGCATCATGCGCCATCCCGGTGCGGCCATGCTGCTGGGCCTCCAAGGCAAGGCAGAAACTACGCACATGTGGACGGACGCCACCTATGGGGTGGAGTGCAAGTGTCGCCCCGACTGGTTGACGGATGACGGCAGCATCATGGTGGATCTCAAAACCACCCGCGACGCCAGCCCGCGTGGCTTCAGGCGCAGCATTGGCGACTACCGGTACCACGTGCAAGCCGGCTGGTACATGCACGGGGTCCAAGCTGCCACCGGCAAGCGACCCGACCAGTTCATCTTCATCTGTGTGGAATCCACTGCGCCTTACGCGGTTGCTGTGTACGCCGCAGATGCCGAAATGATCGAGCGCGGCTATGAACAGGCCATGTTTGATCTAGGCAAGCTGGCCACCTGCCGCGCTGCTGATAGCTGGCCGAGCTACAGCGATCAGATCGAGACCATCAGCCTGCCGGCATGGATGACGGGCCAGCCGGGCAGCACACAGACCACAGAAACCATTCAGGAGTTTTGATTATGAAAAAAACTGATATCTCCGATCCCGCACTCGTTGACGCTTTGTGTTTGATTCAGCAGGACTTTGTAAAGAAATGGAATGCGGCCGAGATGAATCAAGGAATTGGCCAAACTCATGACCTGCCCAACGGTGCTAAATATAGCGGTGGCAAATCACCTAGAGCCGCTTCCTTCGTCTTGTCAGATGGAACTTGGATCGACATCATCGGCAAAGCCCCTTGGCATCACTGGCATGACGGATGGTCCTATTGCCGTCACCCGATCACTCGTGATCAAGTCAGAAAGGTGACAGTTCGCGGTTCAATTGACGCCTTTAACGAATGGATTATCGCTGTTCAGTGCATCAATTTTTCAACCAATCAACACTGAAATGACCAAATCATCAGCCCTAGCCGCCACCCAGCCCACCGGCTCAGTGTTCAGCGGCATCCAGGCATTTGAGGACGCCCAACGGATTGCCAAGGCGCTGGCCAGCAGCACGCTGATTCCGCCTCAGTTTCAAGGGCAGCAGGGCTTTGCCAACTGCCTAGTGGCGCTTGAGATTGCCAACCGGATGGGCATCTCGCCCTTCCTGGCGATGCAACATCTGCACGTGATTCACGGCCGACCCAGCTGGTCAAGCAGCTTCATCATTGCGATGGTGAACGGCTGCGGCCGGTTCAGCCCGCTGCGATTTGAGATCAGCGGAGAAGGCGACAGCCTTGCCTGCTATGCCGTCGCGACCGACCTGGCCAGCCAGCAAGAGCTGAAGGGGCCAACCATCACGATGGCCATGGCCCGCAAAGAGGGCTGGGCCACGAAATCGGGATCAAAGTGGGTGACGATGCCCGAGTTGATGATCCGCTACCGGGCCGCGGCCTTTTGGGGTCGCCTGTATGCCAGCGACATGCTGCTCGGGATGCAAAGCCAAGAGGAAGTGGTCGACGTGGAGCCCGTCACGGTGACCGAAACCAGCGTGGCCGATCTGAATGCTGCCATTGCTCAACCGGCGCCAGCTCCTACGCCTGTTGTTGTCACAGAAGAGGTTGATAAGGATGAGCTCTTCTGAGTATCTGACAGCGCCTCAACTGGCAAAGCGCTGGGGGTTGCACCCTGACACGCTAATGCGATGGCGCAAGGCGGGCAAAGGTCCGACCTACTTCCGCACGCCTGGATTCGTGCTCTACCCCGTGGCCGAGGTGGAGCAATACGAACAGGCCAACACCATTACCCACGATTGATCGATGACTTTCAAACTGAACCTGAGCATCTTCAAAAGCACCAAGCCCGAGAGCAAGGTTGACTTTTCCGGCATGTTGAACGTGAAGGTCGAGGAGCTGGACGCCTTCTGTGCGTTTGTGATGAGCCAGACGCCGGATCAGTACGGCAGCGTGCAGGTGCCCATCAGCGGCTGGAAGAAGCAGGCGCGCAGCGGCCTCAACTATGTGAGCGCCGTGGCGCAGCCGCCGCGTGACTGGGTGCCGCCTGCCACTGCTCAGAGCGCAGCCGCCAGCCTTGCCGCGGCGACTGATGGCGTGGTGAGCGAGTTCACTGAGGCGGATCTGTTCTAGGGAAGCCCATCAGCTCGCATTCAAGGCGCGCAATCTCGTTAACGGCCTGCTGCAGCAGCTGCTGCTGGTAGCAGGTCTGTTTGAGGAGAGCTGCAGCCAAAGCGCCCGCGTCTTTGCTCTGAAGCAAGGCGCGGGCTTGTTTTTCGATCTCGAACTGCTGCTCCGGCGAGAGCTCCACCGCCATCCACTGCCCGAAGTTCATTGTGCTACCGTGGCGGTGTACATTCCAAGCATACCTATGGACTGCCCGCGCTGCGGTGGTGATGTGATCAGGGCGCTGTGTACGAACGGCAAGGAATCGCATCAGATCACACGGCAGCGTCGGTGCGTGGGGTGCGGGCATGTCTGGTACACGGTGGAACTGCCTGTGAGCGTGGCGGTGATCGGCTGGTCGCGTGGGCGGGGCAAGTCCATGCCGGTGCTGCGTGTGCCGGTGGAGCTGGCCGTGGGCAGCAACGCCGTGTGAAGAACTGTCACAACGGTTGGCGGGGTGAACCGCGGGCGGTGTAATATGTGATCACGAGGGGAGCGGTCCACTCGCAAAACTCAACCGCCGGCCGAACAGCGCACACGAGGCCGTAAAACCCGAGCGCAACAGGGCCTGAATAAGCCCGCGCTGCCGGTTGGCCCGGCACCACCAAAACAGGCCCATGAAACAAGCACTAACGAGTGACTGGGGGCCGCATCTGTACGTGTGGGCGCATCAGCTCGCATCCATTGCAGTGTGGTTTTACGTTGCCGGGTTCACGCTCGGCGTCTGGCTTCATCGCACCAACAACACACTCTCTGCGCTAGTTCAGCGTCTCTATCCATGATCAACCGCATCAACAACGCCATCTGCCTGCTGATCGCCGCGGCCGTGTTCGCAATGATCGGCATCGAATCCGGCGCACACCACCAGCCCACCCATTCCGGCACGCAGCAGGTGGTGCGGCATGACTGAGCATCCCATCACCCCACCGCCGGAGCTGGTAGCCATGTGGACCGGCTTCAGCGCCAGGCATCATTCAGAGGGGAGCGTGGATTACGTTCTTGACCTTGCAACTAAAGCCGCCCAATGGGGCGCCGACCAGGAGCTTGAAGCGTGCTGTGAGTATCTGGTGCGCTGCGCTCAATGGGAGCCAGAGGATGTCGATGAACTCCGCGCCGCCCGCCGCCCCAAGCCGCCGAGCTTGAAGGAGCAGGCGCTGGATGCACTGGAATCAGTGAAACAGCGAACAACAGACCCCAACATCATCGAACCACTTCGCCGCGCACTGGAGCAACTCGATGACTGAACGCCGCTTCTACTTCCAGATCAAGGCCGCCAACGTGGTCGAGTGCATCACCGCTCACAGCCTCACCGAGGCCAAGCTGATCGCCGCCGATTCATGGCTGCCTTGGTGGTCTGAGATCGAATGGCTGAACCCTGAAACCGTCACTGACCCGAACTGCCATGCCTGAAGTTGTTGGCGCCATGCTGCCGTGGCAGTGGCGCGAGGAGGAGCCCACCAGCAAGCACGGCGACGGCATCAGCCGGCCGAAGCCGAAGGCGCGCACCAAGGAGTTCAGGCTGCTGATCTACCCGCAGGGGTCCCGCCCCATGACCTGGATCACGCGCGCGGAATCAAAGCGGCACGCCATCAAATACGCTCAGGCCCGCTGGCCGGGTGCTGCGGTGGAGGTGGCGTGAGCGAGATCCGCGAACGGGTGAACCAGCTGCTGACCGACAGCGGCACCTACCAACAGGGTCGCCATGATGAACGCCACCGGCTGCAGCAGCTGATTGACATCAGAATCGACCAGCTCCGCACCGTTCCACGCACCGAGCTGCTCTGCGCTGAGCTGCTTCACGTCCGCCACTTACTCGACACATGACGCCTGCCACATTTCTGGATCAGCAACGCGCCGACATAATGGACGCGCTCTACGAGCGCAGCGGCCGCGATCAGCTGCCTTACGGTCACCCGTTGCGCTCCACCTATACCGGGCTCTGGGATGAGTTCTGCCACGATCTGGCCGCCAACTTCCGCGATACGGAATACCCCGAGCTGCTGGCGAAGGTGGTGCGCGCCATGGATGCCACGGAGTCGGTGATGACGCAGAAGAACGCGCAGCAGGCGATCCAGGTCTGCGGTGCGCAGCTGCTGGGAGATAAGTGGAAGTGAGCACCTTTAAGGCTGGCCACATCCCAGGCACTGCCGTGCTGACGCCACAAAACGCGGTTGAGATCCGTCAGCTCCACGCTGGTGGCGAGACCATGCTGATGATCGCCATCACCTACGGCATCAGTGTGCAGCACGTTTCCGACATCGTGCGGCGCAAGAAGTGGAAGAACGCAGAGCAGCAGGTGGCGGCATGAGCGACCAGATCAACCCGGACCACTACCGGCAGGGTGGCATTGAGTGCATCGATGCGATTGAGGCTGCCCTGACGCCCGAGGAGTTCCGCGGCTACTGCAAGGGCAACATCATCAAATACACCTGGCGCGAGCGTCACAAGGGTGAGGCGGTGTCGCTTGCTAAAGCCGCTTGGTATCTTCGCCGCCTACTCGGCAAACTGGAGGCATGATGCGTTACCTCCCCGGCTTCAGCCTGATCGAGCGTTTTGCGCTGTGGATCTTGGTGCGCAGCCCCCGCACCAGCCTGGTGGTGGTGAAAGAACTGCATTGGCCGGCAGTGTTTACCGCGGCGAACCCTGAAGATCCGCTGGCGGCACACGTCACCGGCGGTGAACCGGAGCCTGCATCAATGCAGCTTGAGCGCCTCTACCACCAGCCCAGTTACGGCGAGGAAGAATGATTAGACTGCACGCCGGCCGCCTGCTGCTGGTGTGCAGCCGCTCCGACCGAAACTGGCACGCGCGGGTGATCCTTGGACCGAAGCCGGAGCACCAGCTGGAAGCTGACACCGGCACCGTGCATCTGTCGGAGGCATTTCTGCGGGCGCAGAAGATCTATGAGGCAGCAATGCTGACCATGCGGCCAGCTGGCGGCCAGCGGATGTGCTGGGACTGTCTGCACTGGGACACGAGCCGAAGCCGGTGCGAGATGGGGTTGCCAGAATCAAAGCAGAGCGGTGGCCGCTTTGCTGTCAGATGCGAGATCTATGAGCCAGCCGAAGGTGATCAGCCGCACTAATCGTGACGGCGGATGGATCGAGACGCTCGAGCCTGATGGTGGCGGCGAGCTGTACTACCGCAGCTGCGTCGGTGGCACCTGCCGCTACAGCTCAGACCTGTGGCAGGCCGAGCTGTACCTGGACCACCTGCTCGGCCGCTGATGCTCCGCGATGTGCTGATCCTGATCGTGGAGTATTGGGTGACCTGCTGGATCGCGCTGTGGGTGTGCAGCAGGATCTTGCCCTAGTTTTCACCAGCAACCCAGCGCACGATTGCCCACTCGCCGAGTTCTGACCAGAACGGCTGGGCTCTGTACCAGTCCACCCACGGCTTGTGCCCTTTCTGGCTGTTGCACATCAAGCAGCAGGAAACAAGGTTTTGACGCACGGTGAGCCCTCCGTGGACCTTGGGCACAACGTGATCGAGGGTCGGGCTGCGGCCAAGCGGATCGCCGCAGTAGGCGCACCTGTACCCCCATCGGAGGTGGATCTGGTCACGCGCCGACCGCCGGGTGACGAGGCGCGTCTCATCAATGTGGTGCTGATCCACAGAGGTCCGGCGGCAAGGGGACAGCGTTCACCTCGATGTCGATGATGTCCTCATCGGATGGGATGAACTCGGCCATGCGTGAGTAAACCTCAGCTGGCAGGTCGTCGGGGTCGGCGTTGGATCGGACGATGAGCTTGGCGGAGATTTCCAGGTAGAACGCCCGCATGGGCTGACCGCCGCTTGGCACACGGTAGCGACGGGAACAGTGACAGGCACTGTGACGGATTGTGAACGGGCTGCACCGGATAGGCAGGGTGCCCCGTTGGCGGGGTATAGTTCACACATCGACAGCCACCCGACCGATGACCCGTCGCCCCTCCATCACCGACAACATGACCGCCGCCGAGCTGGCCGCATGGAAAGCAAACAACCGCAAGCAGACCGGCGCTCCGGTGATCATCACCGCCGCCGCCAAGCCTGCCCGCAAATCCCAGCGCCAAGAGTGGCAAGAGTTCCGCGCCGAGACCCTCGACATGATCGAAACTGCCAAGCGCGAGCGCCACTTCCACATCCTTCCCCAGCTGATGCAGCGCCTGACTACTGCCGACACAATGCTCGCCAACCGGGCGCTGGTCTGACCCCTACCGGGGCGCTCCGGCGCCCCTAACCTCCACCTATGACCTACATCCGCCGTTTTCTGGCCAGCCTCAGGCTGGTGGTGGCGTCCTTCTTTGTTGTCATCGCCGTTCACCTAGCTGCCGGCGTCGCTGTCGTGTGGGCTGGGCCAGTGGCTGGCCTTGCGGTGTATGCCCTCGCAGTTGCCGCCTTTTTGACCCACATCACCACCGCAGCCTGATCCCGCCATGACATACATCCTCCGCATCGGCCCGTGGCACGTCGGGCCGTTCCCCACCCACATCGGCGCGCAGCACTGGGCAGAGCGCCATGGCTGTGACGATTACACGATGATCCCGCTCGATGATCCGGCTGAGGCGCCTGGCAGGATCCACCGGATGCGGATGGCTGAGCTGCGGCATCCGATGAAGGTGCGCGAATAGTGCGCGAATGGCGTCAGCTGATGGCGGCGCAAATAAAAGCCCCGGCTGGCTGAACCGGGGCTGCAGTCCACCAGGACTCTCCGGCGTCAGGTTAGCCCTTGCTGGCGGTCACCGCCAGATCGCCGTTGTAGCGGCCGGTGACCGCATAGCTGCGGCCGGGGATGCCCTCCATCTTGTGGAACACCATCTGGCCGATCTTCATGCCGGGCCAGATCGCAACCGGGTGCATCTTGCGCGCGTTGCTCAGCTCCAGCGTCAAGCGGCTGCCATGCCAGCCCGGATCACACCAGCCGGCCAGCAGGTGCTCCAGGCCCTCGCGTGCGCGGCTGGACTTGAGCACGAACTGCGCGGCGATGCAGTCCGGCAGGTTGAAGATCTCGCGCGTCTCGGCGAGGCAGAACTCACCCGGCTGCAGCCAGTAGGGATCCTCTGCGGTGTGGCCGCTGATGCCGTGGATCTGCAGGTCGCGGCTCTCCGCCACCTCGATCATGATCCGATCGCCCAGCAGCACATCGATGCTGGCCGGGTTGACCAGATCAGGATCGAACGGCACCACCATCGCGTGGCGCTTGCACAGCTCGTGGATGTCGTAGTCAGGAAGGGGCACAGGTTACTCAGTAGTCCCACCGGACCCTAGGGCTGCCCTTGCGGATGCCGCAATGCACGAAACCTTTAGGTGCGCCGTAGCCGAGCGAGTACGGCCAGTTTTTGTCGCACCATGCCTGCACGGCGTTGATGTCCGCGCCATCAACGAAAAAGTCCACCGCACCCACACCGATGCCGTCGTAGAGGTGCTCACTACCGCTGGCGCCACCCACCTGCCGGTTGATCGCTGCTGGCCGATAGCCGGAGGTGATCACGATCGGCCGGCCACCGAACTGCGCGCGCACCTTCTCCAAGAACTGCGCCAGCTTCAGCGCCGTATCGCACTGATGCTGATGATCGAACCGTCGCGCCTCTTGCCCGATCGCAAACTCACCCGCGGTGATGTGCGGCGTGATCTTCTGACTGAACGGCGACTCCGGCGTGAACATCGCGGAGACCGGCCCGGTGGTCTGCTTGTCACGGCCCCACAGATCGCCCTCTGCGATGCGGCGCCGCTTGAGGCCGGCCTCCACGTTGGTGCCGGGGTTGCGGTACAGCAACAGGGCATCGGGCACGCCCGGCCAGTCCTTTTCGCGCAGCCGTCGGCTGATGGTCTCGAAGCCCTTGGCGCCGTAGAAGCCAGCGCCGAGGTTGTAGGCAAAGGAGATCAGCGCGCACTTCTGCGCGTCTGTCATCTCGATCCAGAAGGGAACGGCGCTGCGGAGCTTGGCAGCGATCTTGTCCACCTCCAGCCGCAGCAGCATGTCAGCCTCGACCGCGTTGATCCTGTCGCCTTTGCTGACGGCGCGCCCGTCGCTGTAGCGCGTTGTCCCGTAGCCGATCGTCCACGGTGCGCCGCCGCTCAGCGGATCTGGGTAGGCGTCGAGGTGACAACCCTCGAACGACTTGATCAGCGCCAGGGCTGCTGCCAGATCCGCCTGCTTGCCGTCCTGGCTCCATGTGTTGAACCACGCCCGGTCCCTGCGCATCGCTGCCTGGTAGCCGTTCACGGCCAGATCCTGCTCGAGCTGCTGAATCGCGGCCGCCTGATGGGGCAGCGCCTTGTAGAACCGAAACAGCTGATCAAGGGTGATCGGTGCCGGGTTGGCCATTGCTCAGCGCTTGGCGAGAGGTGAGACGATGCCGGCGAGGATCTCGATCGCGCGATAGGCCCTGACCACCACGCGGGAGAAGTTGCCCAGCGCTTCGTTGTCCTTGGGGGTTGGGGTGAGGTTGACGATCACCAGCGCGAGACCGTGGATGGCCACCGCCAGCGCGATGTAATCAGCGATCCGGTCCATGTTCAGCACGTCGATGCCCTCAGGCTACTTGCGCATTTCAAGGGCGCGCACCCGCTGGTCGAGCAGGGTGAGCTCAGCCTTGCTGTCGTTCTTCAGCTCTTCGACTGCGCGCACCATCTGCTGAACGGTGGCTTCTACGCGCGCGAACTGCACCTGCATTGAGATGAGCAGGGCGCCGATGGCAAACATGCCGGCTCCGAGTGCTGCCGGGAGGGAAGCAGCGAACACGCCGCCGACGGTTTTAGGTTCGTCCACCATCGGGGCGCCCTGCGTCGATCACATCGTAACGAGGCGGACGGTGCCGCCTCATCGTGGTGATGGCAAGCGGGAGTTAGCGGCCCTGTCCCCGGAGTTTCTTGCGGCCTCTACGCCGTGGCCGCGAATGTTGGCCTTGTCCCTGTGAGGTGAGCTTCGGCGGTCCGGGCTGGTGGTCGATCCGACCGGTGCCGGCCTTGGCGCGTACTGCCATCAGTCGAGTCCCAGCAGTTCCTTCAGCTCAGCCACGGTCAGGCCGGAGGCTGCAAGCTTCTCGGCTGGCGTGAGCACTGGGGCAGGTGCAGGCTGTGGGGCGGGTTCAGGGGTGTTGCCTTCCTCCAGCCACGCCAGATAGGCAGCGTAGTCGGTATTGGCGGGGTCGGGTGGGATAAAGGCGTTGTCCGCGATGCGGAGGATGCAGTCGCCGGTGGTGAGTTGGTAGGCCATGAGTTACAGCTCGATAGTTGCAGTGTATAAACCACCAGTAGCGAAATGCCTTCCTGGCGTTGTAGTGCCCGACGCCCCCGAGTTAACGTTTACAGTGAATCCTGTCGATGAAATCGCCGTAGCAGAGAGATTCGTGGTCGCAGGACTGTAAGTGTAGCCTGAGAAAGCCACCGTCGGCGTGGATCTCATAGTGACAGCAAAAGGAATGGCCCAAAAGATCGAGTCATTTTGGAGAAGGTAACCAGAGAAGTTCCCTGGCAGGCTTTGGTAATACCTCTGACACAACGCCAACTCCTCCCCGTGGCTGCGAAGCTCAAACGGGGTAGCGACGGTTCCGGTTTCCATTTGAACGCCGCTGATTCGGAATGTGCGGCTCGTGTTGCTGCTCATCCAGTTGACCTGATTGGCTGTAGCAATAAAGTTGCCGCCAGCCCAGTTATTAGCTGTTGTTTGAAAAGTGGTGCCTGCTGCAAGTGCAAAACGCAGGCTCACGCCAATAGAAGTGTCGGTCAGCCATGTGCCAGCTGTGTCGCCCGCAATGGTGATAGTTTTGTACTCCCAAGTATTTGCAGCATTGATTGAGTATTCAGTCACATAAGATCTATTGGCATCGCCATTGGCCAGCGCAACGCAATAAGTACCAGTTAAGGACGACTGCACCCAGAAAGAAACTGTTAACGTCTTTGCTGTTGCTGTACCAAATCCTAAGTCAGCCGTATTGTTGCCTTCAACAGGTTGGCTAATAAAATACCTGTCAGTTGATGCAAGCGATGCATCAGCTGTAGTGCATGATGCTGCCAAACTATTGATAAAATTACTAGGAGCGGTAGTTGAACGGTTTAGGGTAAAGACTCCGGCAGTAGCCATCCCGAAGCCAGCCCAGCGATCTAACGAGTAAGTAATAGAACTTGCGTTGATCGTCACCGCCGCCCCAGCATTCCGCTGATCAATCCGCATGTCCCCGTTGATGATGCGGTTCTTGCCGCTCAATGCGGTGTTGCCGAGCTGCGACCAAGCGGCGGTGCCGTAACCCTCGAACTGCGCCGTGGTGGTGTTGAACCGCACCATGCCCGACGTGGGCGATGCAGGCCGCTGCGCTGTCGTGCCAACCGGGACATCAAGGAACCCGGTGCCGCTCATCGTGATGTCACCGGTGAAGGTGGCGGTGCCGGTGAATGTTGGGCTGGCAGCCAGCGCTAGACCGAGGTTGGTACTGGCTAGCGTGCCGACATTGATCCACGCGCTGTTCGCTGCGTTGCGCAGCTTCAGGATGCCGGTGGTGGTGTCGGCCCACAGCATGTAGGCGAACGTGGTGCTGGGTGCGCTGGCGCCGCTCTGCAGCGTCCCAAGAGCCGCCAGCTGGTTGTTCAGGTCCGCGCGGAAGGCGGCACCTGATTGGTTGGCGACGTTGAGATCTCCTTGGGCCATGCGTCAGATCTCCCGGCCGAAGCCGATGGCGGTGTAGGTGAACTGGCGGCTGACGGCACCGCCTGCGCTGTCCCTGAATGTTACTTCGAATCCAGCCCGCGTCACGGATGCGATGGTGAAGTAGTCGCCGGTGCCCATGTTGAAACCAGTGATACCAACGCTCGGCGCCTCGAAGAAGGGGTTTTGAAAGACCACCGAGTAGGTCGCGGTACCGGTCGTGAGAGTTGCGGACTGCTCGGTGCGCTGCTGCAGCTCAAGCTGGCAGCCAAGCTCGTCGATGATGATGTTCTGCGCCGGGTCTGAGCTGGTGGCGATCGTCTTGAACTGAAAGCCACGGCCGCGGGTGATCGCGTTGCTGAACTCGCGCCATGCTCCCCAAGTTGGTGTGCCGGCCGGGTCATCTTCGGTGGTGCGCACATAGAGCAGCGCGTTCACTGCATCGAGGTTGTTCTCATCGATCTCGGGCCAGATGTCGATGTCGCCCGGCTTGTCATCCCACAGCGATCCTGGCAGGAACGGCCGTGTGACGAAGTGCCGGGTCATGTTGAGATCAAAGATCCCGCCAAGGTCCAGCGTGCTGCCGAACTCATACTCGCCGGATGCGAGCACGCCACCGACTGCATCGACCGTGCCAAGTGCATCCCAGTCGCCGTCTGTGGCCATGCTGTCCACGTTCTCGCCTGTGCTCAGTACCACGCCGTCTAGCTCGGCGCTGTAGAACATGTCGGTGAAGTTGCCGGAGAACGGCGGGGTCTCCTGATCCTCCCGGTAGCTCTGCGCCAGGAGGCGAGGCTGTGGGGTGGGCAAGCCGACGACCACAGAGGCTGCCGATGTCGAGCGGTTGCCGGTGTCATCCTCGAATTTCAACAGGTAGGTGCCACCGAGCAGCGGCACCTGCTTCTGTGTCTGGCTTCCAGCTGCAGCAGAGACAATTTCCTGGCTGTCCTCCCACGTCGCGGCGGTCATCAGCACGTTGTGACGGATCAGCACCTTGCCGCCGAGCACAACGTCTAACTCAGTGGAGCGATCCCAACTGATGACGGCGCTGGCTTCATCGATCGGGATGAGCGACACGCCGGTGGGCGACAGGGGCGGGGCTGTCTTGCCGAATGCCTGCACGGTGAGCTGGGCCGGCTCAATCGATGCCCGCAGCGCAGCGCTGAGGCTGTAGACCTCCACCTCATAGGTCCCGCCTGCGGTGTTGAGGATCTCGTAATCCGGCCGTGCCTGAGTGGTGGTTGTCCAGTTGCCATCCTGCTGCCGCCAGCTGATCCGATACTCACTGACGCCAAGCACCGGCTGCCAGCTAACGATCAGCTTGGACAACGCTTGGCCGTTGTTTTCATAAAGCACCTCAGCAGCCTGCAGGTTGGTGGGCGCTGGCGGAATGATGTTCAGGTCGCTGACATCGCGCCGCTGGAGGGGGGCACCGCGCTCGATGTAGCCGTACTTGCTGGCGTTGTAGGCCAGCGCGCTGATCGCGTACTGCGCACCATCCTGTTCCTGTACCGACAACACCCGCCAAGTTGAGGTCTGAATGTTGCTGGTCTGGTAGATCCACACGCTGTTGGCGTTGGGCGCTGCGGTGAGCGGCTCAGCCAAGCTGATCACACTGCCGGCGATCCCCGTCACGTTGCGGGTCTGCACAATGCCGGTGGGCAGGATTACCGAGAGGGTGGCGCCTGCGCTGAAGGTCAACCCCGTGGCATCGTCCACCGTGACCGCTGTGGTGGTGGCTGAGGTGATCCGCCCACCACGCCTTGCACCGGCTCGCGTTGGATCTGCCACCTCGATGATCTGACCGGGCCGCACCACCACGCCGGCATCGATCGATGCGGTGAAGTTGATCACCTCGCTCTCGTACTGTTCGGAGTAGAGCAGCCACTCCCCGATCCGTGATGCCTGGCCGCGGCTGGTGCAGGCAAAAGCGCTGATCTGCGTGGTCACCACGCCGTACTTGGTGATCGCGGCCTGGTCCTCCACCACCTCGTAGGCGATGTCGCGGCTGGGCAGGTCGAGGTAGCTCACCACGGCAACCGTTGGCCGCGTCTTGCGGCTGCTGCCCTGGTAGCTGAAGCCCTCCTCAGAGACGTTCGCCAGCGTGAACAGGTAGGCCGAGTCAGCCGGCCGGTCCTGACTGATCGTGAGCGCGCCGGTGCTCCAGTACGGCATGGCACGGAACACCGAGCACATGTCGTTGATCAGCTTGTACGCCTCCTCAGCCGTCTGGATGTTGACGTTGCAGGAGAAGCGCGGCTCTTGGCCGCCGAAACCGTTGGGCACCAGCTCGCTGGCGTACTGGCTTGCGGCGAAGAATGCCCACTTGTCGAGCTGTGCAGCCTGGATGTGATCGCCGAACCCGTAGCGAGTGGAGGTGAGTAGATCCCACAGGATCCACGCTGGATCAGAGCACCATTGCGCCGCGCCAAACGTTCCGTCCCAGATTCCGCTGTAGACCAGCCGGCCATTGTTGCCATCCACCGTCGCATTCGATGGAATCCGAACTTTGATGCCGCGGATCAGATAGGACCGAACCGGAATGCTTGAGAACTGCTCAGCATCCACCCGCAAGCTGATCAGCGCGCTGTTGGGATAGCGCAGCTTGGCGTAAGTGATCTCTGTGTAGCTGGTCCAGTTGAACGCATTGGCCAGCTTGGCGCTATCGCTGTCATCGTTTACCCGCGTCACACGGATGTCTACCGGGAACGCACCAGAGAGGTTGATTAAATAGTCGCGCTGGTATGCATCGGCTGTGCGTCCGGAGATAACGTCAGCGATAACTGTTGCAAACCCGCCGCCGTTGTACTGCACCGCGATTTGCAGCCGTATCCGAGCCCCTACGATGTCACCATTTTTGGTGATCTCCTGCAGTTGCGGAACCGTAATTGTGATCCGCGCAGCATCTACGTTTGGATCGGTGATTGTGCGAGTGATGGGGGTGGCTTTTTGTACCTCAACGCCAACAGGCGTTTCATCCTCAATCGCATTATTGCCAGCGATGTAGTCCTGTGTTTGCGTGCCGTAGCGCACCTCCACGTCGAGGTTTTTAAAGTTAAAGCTGCCGTTCGGGTTCTGAACTGGGGTGTTGTTCAGATAGATCGACTGAAAGCCGTTCTTTAGCCCTTGAATCTCGCCTTCACTGATTAGGTCTAGTACGGTTGCGTACTGCCTGCTGTTCAGGTTGTCGTCTGCCTCTTTGGGTGTGCTCTGGCTTCCGCCACCACCCTTGCCACCACCGCCAGCGCCGTAGATCTGCGTCATCAGCCTTTCACCCGCACTGTGTCGATGCCAGCCGAGATCACAACCGAGCCCACCAGCGTCTCGCCGTAGACGACCGGAACGGGCACGCCTTGGCGGCTGGTCTGCTGGATGCCTGAGAAGCTGTAGGACTTACGCGGATCCTTCTCAGAATCTTTGCCGCTGTTCATCGTTGGCACTGGCGTGAGCAGTTGAGCCACGCCGCCAAGTACCAGGCTGGCGCCGACGCCAATGATCAGCGAGTAAGCCGTAGGGCCAGCCCATGCAGCAAAACCGGGGATCGCAAAGGAGGCGGCCAGCAATGCAACGCCGGCGATGATCCGGCCCACAGCACCAGCCCCTTGGAGCACGGGCACGATCTTGATCTGCTGCTGGCCTGCCGGATCGTGCAGCTCGCCCTCATCTAGGTCATAACTGCCCACGCTCACCCGGTAGTGCTGGTCAGCCATGTGCCGCTCCAGCTGCGGGAAGTTGGCCAGCAGGAAGCGCACCGCCTCAGCTGCGCTGGCCACCTCGGCCTCGAGCACCCGTCGCCCGATGAACTTGGCGAGCCGGCCATAGAGGCGGATCTTACGAAGCATGGCGCAGCCTCCTTCCTGTGCATTTTAGGAGCCAGCCGCCGTACAAATCACGCGACGAAAGGCGGCCCTGCAGGTGGTGAAGCACCGTCTGCTCGCCGAGGTAAACAGCGCAGTGGTTGAGGCCAAGGCTGCTGATGCTCATCAGCAACAGGTCGCCAGGTTCCAGCTGCTCCTCTTCGTCCAGCTCGCGAAAGCCGGTTGCTTTCCAGCACCGGTCAAACATCGGATCCGCCAAGAATGCGTCGGGATTTAGGGGTCGGTCCCAGTCGCGCAGCTGCAGGCCGTTTTCTGCGTACCAGTCACGCGCCAGCGTCCAGCAGTCAGTAACGCCCCACACCCATGACCGGCCGATCAGCGGCGCCCGATAGCCGCACGGCTCGCAGCTGCCCCATGTCTCGGTTCTGGGGTTGACGATGTGCCATGGCAGCCCGCTGCGCTCGCAGCTGATCAGATCGGCCTGGCTAGGCATCGGCGGTGTGATCGGGTGGCTGTGGATGACCGCGACGACCTCGCCAGCATCCTCAGCCTCTGCATAGTCGTCTGGGTTGAGCATGAACTGCTCGGTGCCGGCCGCCAAGTTCTTGCAGGGCCAGTAGCGCTCACGGCCTTTGACGACCACCAGCAGCCCGCACGCTTCGCGTGGATCCTCGGCCTTTGCGTGCTCCAGTGCTTCGGTGCGCCAGCTCATACGGTGTAGGTCCCGATGCCGGGGAAGGAACCGAAGGGCAGCTCAGCCGTCTCGCCGAAGTGCGCCTTGCAGGCGTCCAGGGTCTTATCGCAGGTCGGCAGAGCGCCGGTGTAGCTGCACTCCACCGACTTGTAACGCCACTGGCAGATGTTGGCGATGCACTGCCGCTTCGGGGCACGCACGCCAGCCAGATCGAACGCTGCCGCCAGCTCAAATTCCACCACGTCGCGGGTCTCGGTGGTCTTGCGATCGATGTAGTAGATCTCGCGCGGAAACTCCGCCGTGGGGTCTGGGGTGCCGTAGGGGTTGATGCTGCCGGGGAAGTTGCCAGCATCGATGTAGCGGGCCAGCGTGCGGATTCGCGACACCTTCGCACCCTCCAAGCCGTCGGGCAGCGTCAGCAACAGCGCCGTAATGGTGCCCATGATGTTGCTGCAACGGATCTTCGGCCGGGGCAGCTGGCCGTTGCCGCTGTACTCAAAACCGTCCGCCTCAATCGGGAAGCGCAGGTAGTTCTGCCCGTTCCAGATCAGCTCTCCGTTGCTGTTCAGGCTGGTGCCGGCGTGGAAGCGATAGGTATCGTTCACGCCGTGCTGCAACACGTTCAGCTCCAGCTGGAACAGTTCAATGACGGCGCTGGGCGCGATCGCCTGAAGATCGGAGACGGGGACAGCCATCAGGGCTCAAACACCTCGCGGAAGGTGGCTTGGATCTGGTTGTTGTTGCAGTTGCTCAGCGTCACTTGCCACTCCTCACAGACATACTTGCCGGCAGTGCCGCGTGGTGGTGTCCAGTCGAAGCTCTCCACGCCGCCGCGGGCTTCTAGGAACGCCGTGATGTTGTTGCGCTCAGTGTCGGTGCGGTTGGCAAACATCAGCGTCCACTCTTTCGGATCAGTGTGCAGGCCAAAGCGAATGCGCTGCTCGTAGCCATCGCCAGCCTGGAATCGCCGCACCCGAGGGGCGCTGCTCTCGGTGGCCTCGAAGCTGGGGGTGTAGGTAAAGGTCGCCATCGGTTACGCCGCCAACAGGCCGCCGGGTCGGCGTTGCTTGATCAATTCTGCCTGCACCGCCTGCGAGATGGCACGTCCAAGCTGCTCGCCTTGGCCGCTGTTGCCCTGCACGCTGCTGCCCTTGGCGTCCACGTTGACCACCACGCTGGTGCCGCCACCACCTGCCACTCCTAGCTTGCCGTCGCGGCCGCGCTTCAGCGGGATGATCGCCTCAGGGCCAGCCTCGCCCATGAGACCGTTTCGCATTGCGCCACCATTGGCGAACTTGAACAGCGTCGGGCTGTTGACGATGCCACCAGACGCGAACGGCTGGATGCCGTTGGCGAAGCTGCCGCCGTTGGCGAAAGCTCCGCCGGGGTACAACTGGGTGGGTGATAGCGCTTTGGTGCCGCTGAGCGCACCACCGCCTGGGATCAGGCTTTGGATGAACTGCAGGATGGGCGCGATAATCAGCATCCGCGTCACCATCCGGGTCAGATCCTCAATTACCGACAGCGCAAAGTCCTTAAAGCTGAACTTACCCGTCATCGTCAGGTTCACGATTGCATCCTCCAGCCCCTTGAAAGCGTTCAGCGCGATGTTGCTGATGTTCTCGCTCAGGCTGCCGATGCCTTCCAGATAGGAGCTGATGCCGCCTTTCGCGCCTTGAATGGCTTGGCTTTGCAGTTCGATGGCATCAACAAACTCCATCGCGCCGATGGCAGCTTGTGCGGCTTCGTCACCGATTGCCTTTAAGCCCTGTTCGTACTCCTTATCAGCTAGTGCAACGTTGCCCTCCGAGATCTTGTTGATCAGATCTTCAAACGGTTTGATGTCGATCTGACCGCCAGCGGCGTTAATCTCCACAGCCAGCTGAACCACGTCGCGGGTCAACTGATCGACCAGGCGGTTGTTTTCGGTGATCGCCTCATTGCGACGCAGCACCAGCGTCTCAAACTCGTTAGCGCCGACACCTGCGTAGGCGGCATTGAGATCTTCCAAGCTTTCGCGCAGCTTCTGTTGCATGTCGAGCGCACGCTGGCCCAGATCACGCCGCCGCTGCTCTAGCCGCTCCTGCTCTGCTGCTGCCCGCTTCGCCTCAGCTGCTGCTTTGCGAGCTGCTGCGTCACGCTCGCGATCGGCTTCGCTTGTGTCCAGCGCCATGTTGCGGCCGCCGCGGCGCATTCCCGTGCCGGGCGAAGGGGAATCAGTCCAGATCTTCTGAATCTGGCCAAAATCTCGCTTGGCTTGCTCAAGCAAGTTGCCGATCCTGTTCTGCACAATGTCAGCAGCGCCCGAGAAGTTGCCTCGCAAGGCTTCTCCAACGGCTTGCAGGTATGAAACAACGTTCTTGATAGCCACGTCTACCAACTTGATTGTGGCATATATCACCGTGGCAACGGCGCGCATCCCTCCTTTGATCACATCAAACAATGCGGTCCAGTCTTGGTCGGTGTCGAACAGATCGCCAAATACTTCCAAGATGGACTGCAGCGCCGGCAGCAGCGCATCAGTCAGCTCCATGCCGAAGCCCTGCGCCTTGATACCAAGCTCCGTGATCGTGTCGTTAAACAGGTCAGATCGCGCCGCAAAGTCATCGCTCACCTTGTAGGTGAACTCATCCATCGCTGCAGCGCCTTCATTGAGCAGCGGAATCAGATCGGCGCCTGCCTTGCCAAACAACGCCACAGCCGCAGCAGCTTTCTGCGCGCCGTCTGGCATGTCCGCAAAGCGATCAGCGATTTGCTTCAGCGCTTGATCAGCCGGCACCACTTGGCCGTTCGCATCCTTGACATTGACGCCTAGCGCTTGGAACTTGCGCGCTAGATCGTCGTTGCCCTCGGCAGCCTTGACCAGGTTGATGTTGAGCTTGCCCAAACCCTTGCCGAGCGTGGCCATGTCTACATCAGCTAACTTGGCTGCGTTGCCGATGCCGATCAGCGCGTTTGCTGCAACGCCGGTCTTGGCCTGCAGGTTGAACAGCTCATCGCCTGCGTCGATCGAACGCTTCACCACAGCTGTCAGGCCACCCACGATGGCGCTGCCAGCGATCGCAGCAGCGAACCCACCCACGGCGCCCTTCAGGCTGCTGAAGCCTGCGGCCGCGTTTTTCACCTGCCCCTGCAGGCCCTGCATCGAGTTGCCAAGCCGGCGGATGTTGTTCTCGCCCTGAACGTCCGCCTTGATGCGGAGCATCGCATCCATGTTCATCGCCATGTCAGCTGCTCCTGTTAATGATCAGTAACGCCGCGGCCTCCATCACCTGCAGATCCTCCAGCAGTGCACGCGGGTCTTTCACTTCATACAGTCTAAGGAGCCATGCCACGGCTCCATAATCGAGGCCAAGCAGGCCGTTCATCGTGGTGCGCCACTGCGTCTGCAAACGCAGGAACATCTCCACGACCGGCCAGTTCTCCTCGAACACCTCAAAATCCTCCGGCGGCTGCTCCGGCATCACGATGCCAAGGGCTGCCGCGTCTGCATCCGTTTCGTCCACCACGCCGCCGCTGGCCCAGTGCTCAGCGGCCTCAATCAGTTTTTTCGCTTAGCTCCCTTGATGCTGTCCATGTAAGCCTTCAGCACCGCTACGGCGAGAAATGGCACCTCCAGCAACTGCTCGAGCGCCTTCTGGCTATAGGGGATCGCCTTGCCGTCGTCGCCGGTGACACCTGACCATCCCACCAGCACATCGCCTGCGATCTCGGTCAGCCTGTCAAGATCGTTTAGATCTTCCAGCTTCATCATCTCGGCCACCATTGGCCCGATCTTGCTCTGCGGTAGGCGTTTGAACTCGCCGTCAAACGTCTGCTTTTCATGCCGGCCGCCATCGACGGGAACGTCAAATGTGACCGGCCAGATGTAGGTGTCGGACTGCTTGAGAACAAACGCCATGCAGGGCTCCTATCAGGTGAAAGCGAGACTCAGCTCATCATTGCCGGCCGTGGTCGGCACCGCAACGTAGGGGATGCTTAGCATCTGCACGCCATCCTGATCCGCGTAGGTCGGGTTGGTGATGTCACACTGGCCAGCCGTGAAGGTGACACGGTTGCCGGCAGCAGTGCCATGCAGGAAGGTGAGGTTCCCTGTGGTCTCGGTCTGGGCAATGTTGAAATAGTCCTTGGTGGCTAGGGCAGGTGCCTCGATCACCACGGTGCCGCTGGGCGCGCGGTTGGTGATCAGGATCTCTTTGGTGCAGCCCACCAGCTCGCGATAGACCGTCTCGTTGGCCATGTCGAAGCTGACCGACTGGAGGCAGCCGGCATAGCTGAAGAACTGGAAGGCTGAGGTGTTGCCCTGCTTGAAGATCAGCGGGCTGGCCTGTTGGCTGTAGGTGGTCGTGGGCAGCGCCGTGTCGGTTGGTGCGTTGTAGACGCCCACCATCGTGAAGTCGATTGTGGGGATCTGGCCCACTTCACCGGTGAGCGTGAAGGTGCCGCGGCAGCCGGTCAGGATGTGGCGGATGCCGTCGTTGTTGAAGTAGATGGTGGCGCTCGAGAACGCCGCGCTCACCGGGGCGTAGGTCACCGAGGTGCTGGCCACGATCGTCTCAGACAGGCCGCAAGCCTGCAGCAGCGCGCCGTAACGGGGTGCGGTGCCAGCGGTGCCGGAGCCGGCCAGCTCCACTTGGAAGGTGATGCTGACGCGGGTGTTGGCCAGCAGCTGGGGGCTGTTGCCCAGATAGTTGCGGATCAGATCACGGCTGACCACATCAGCCTCGATCGGGGTGATCTCAAGGTTCCGCACCAGCAGGGCATCAGTACCGGCAGGCGTACTGTCAGTGCCGTAGGTGGCTTCCTTCTTAACCTGGATCAGTCTTTTGCGTGTCAGAGCCATCGCTCTCTACCTCTGTTGGGGGTTGTGAGGGATTGGCCGGCTCTGTCCGCTCGATGAGCTTCCGTTTGCCGGTTTTGGGGTCGAGCAGGTAGGTCCCGCCTTGCCCGTGGTATTCGTCCACCATCGTAGCCATCACGCTGCAGCCAGATTAGTCACACTGGTGCGATAGCGGATCAGGTAGTCGCAGCTGATCACGCCAGCGGGCTGATCTGCTTCCACCATCTCGAAGTTCACACTCTGCGGCTGGATGTCAATCGCGTAGCCGCCAAGCGTCAGATCTGCCATCAGCTTGGAGTGCATGTCCTGAACGATCGGGTCTGCCTGCTGATCAGGGATCGCGCCGCGAACGATCACAGCCACCCGCACCGTCAGGCTCCAGTCAAGCGTGGGCAGGCTGGTGTTCTGCTCGGCGGTATCGCTGATGGGCTCCACAACGATCGCCGGGCTCTCCGCCCGTGCCATCGGCTCCACGCGGCTGCGGTAGATCCGCGTGCCGACGCCGGTGGTGTTCGTCAGCGCCGTGCGTACTGCGGCAAGGATGTTTTCACGGCGGGTTGTCATTGTCTTGCTGCCATGACCAGATCATTCAACAGCCCCGCCAGTAACTCCGCATCAGCCGTCGCAGCAGCGGCAAGGATGCCGTTAGCTGTTGCGGTCAGGTCCAGCGGCTCAGACTCAGGCGGTGCCGGTGGCTTGGTAACGACCACGAGCGCACCATCCACCCAGTCAAGCTGCTGCGTGGCGGGGTCATAGCCAGGCTCGGCGTAAGGACCAGTGAAACCTGCAGCCGTGATCTCAGCCTCGGTGAAGGTGCTCGGATCGGTGCGGGTGAAGCCGTTGGGCAGCGTGATACGGAAGGGAAGGGGCTCTGGACGGCAGCCATTGAAGGAATAAAGCATCACGCAAACCTCAGCGAGAATTGATACATGCCTTGGACAGCATCGGACAACACAAACATGCGCGTTCCGTCAGGGGAAACGCGAACACCCCATGGGCTAGAACTTGTGCCGGTTAAACCGTACGTAGGAATTAGCTCAACACTGCTAAGTGTTGCAGTGGAAAGATCATTGGGAGAAGTCATCGTGATTTGTCTGACTTGACGGCCACCGAGTGCTCCACTTTGGTCAAGGGTAACGTAAATCCGCAAACCATCAGCCGTGACATGCACGCCAAGACCATCAAACAATGAAAAACTTTGAGATAGTGTTGCGGTGCCTAATTCGTAAGCTGTAGAAAGAGTGTATTTACGAATGTTGTTGTTGCTGTTTCCCAGAAGGAATAACAGCGTTCCGTCGCTGTTGATGTGAATACCCCTTGGAATTGGTTCGTTGCCGCCAACGAAAATAAATCCCTTGGCCGTGCCGACATCCCAAGCAGTTCCAAGCAATATCTCGTAAACGCAATCATTCGTCTGCCCTGAAACATACAGTTCCGTGCCATCATCTTTGAACGTGACGCCTGTAGGAGAGTTGTCAAAGCCAATCGAAAGCGACTTGGAGAAAGATATTGTTGAGACGTTCCAAGCTGTAGACAGCGTAAATTCGCGCACGGTGTCATTTGCTTGGCCCGTGACGTACATCTTGGTGCCGTCATCCTTGAACCACAAGCCAGTTGGAGTTCCTTCTCCCACGGCGGCAGAGACACGCAGGAAACTTGCGGTGCTCACATCCCAAGCCGTGCTCAAGTCGTATTCGTTAACGTCGTCACCAGTAGTGCCCATGACGTACATCTTTAGTCCGTCAGGCTTGAAGAATAATGCGCGTGGGTTAGCTTCTTGACCTGTAACACTAAAACTTTTACTGGCGTAACTTGCAGTACTAATGTCCCAAGCAGTGCTCAGCGTGTACTGGTAAACGGTGTCGTTTGTTTGCCCGACCATGTAAAAGGTCAGTCCGTCACTCTTGAAAAAAATGCCTTGCGGTGTGGCATCTTGCGTGGTGACGCTAAAACTTTTGCTGGCGTAAGTGGCTGTGCTGACGTTCCAAGCAGTGCTGAGCGTGTACTGATAAACCGTGTCAGTGGTGACGCCAATCACGTACATCTTGGTGCCGCTATCGCCAAAGATGGGGGTGTTAGGTGTTGCATCTTGCGTGCCGACGTAGACCCTCTTTACATCAACCGTGGCCGTAGCAAGGTCATAAGGCGTGGATAACGTGCAAGACCAAACTGTGTCGCCGTGATACCCAGTAAAAAACAGCCGCGTGCCGTCGTCGCTAATTGCAACACCGTTGCAGTTGGTATCCCAGTCACCGACCACGAGGCTCTTGCTGGAATAGGTGATCGTCGAAAGATTCCAGGGAGTTGAGCACTCGTACTGAAAGATGGTGGCCGTCGTCCTGGTGCCACGCACTGCGACGTAGACATAGCGTCCGTCGCGGCTGACATCAAAGCCCTCTTCGGTGCCAGAGCTTGCCAGTGCATTAAACACGCCGTCGTAGCCAAAGCGACTGACGTATTTCTTGGCATCCTGCAGCGCCACCACATCTTCGGGCTGATAAACGCCTGCGGTGCGCTTGCTATCGGTGCCACCAATCAGTCCGAGTCTCATTAGCTGATTTCCTCGTAGCCGATGACAAGTTCAAGGTCGCTGGCAGCAGACGCCAAGGCGCGGATGCTGTCGCCTTCCTCTAGGTAGAAATACGTCTCCTTGGTGCTGAGCACTTGCGTGGCATCAGCGGGTACTGAGATCGTTCTGGCGATGTAGCGATCCGTGGTGCCGTCGTAGATGCTCACGCTGATGTCGGCGGCGTTCACGCCATCGACGTTGGCGCAGAAGATGCTGTTGATCTTGAGCAC